CATTCTCAATAGCTGGGTCCAACGGTTGCGGTTCTGGCGGTGGAGGCAATATCTCGTCAATATTCTGAACTTCAAGAGCCTGATACATCCTACGATAGGCTGCGTGTAAATTATGAACCTGTGGATTAGATTGTGCTAACTGCAACTGTGTCTGCGCCAACGTAACCCGTTGTGCCATCGAAAAGATGTTCGGGTCGCTTACAGGTACTACATCTACACGGCTGTCAAAATCTTCCGCCTTAATCATACGATTGCCACCCTCGACATCATATGGATACTCAGGAGGTAAATTATCTCTAAAGATTCTCGCTAAAACCCTAAACTCTTGACGTTGCGAATAATGCAACCTCTTATGTATGGCAGACATTACTTTCATGCCACGTTCTAGCATAGCCACTGTAGTGCCCACAGGAGCCGCTGAATTAGTGTCACCTGTCTGTTGATCCGCTAGTGAAACAAAACGCCTTCCCCCCTCTATGAGTGCGCCCAAAAGCTGGGCAAGCGTAGCTGACGGTTCCTTGTACGGAAGAGGTATAATCGCATCTCGTATGTTGCCCCCAGGAGCATCAATGTCTCTCCACTCACCAGGCTGTAAGGGTTCGTCATCATTACGAACCCTTACACCTCGTGCCTTGAACCCAGCAGGGAGGTTTGCTAGAGTCCCGGCGTCGATCAATTGTCGTAAAATACTCGTAGCCGCACGACCAAGACCACCGATCATGTGAATCAAACCAAAGCCATAAAACCCTAGCCCCGGCATAAACTTGTAATGCACAAAGTATTGCTGCTTTTTAGCTAACCCTGCACCTTCTTCAAAATTACGACGTACAGATAATATGTGACCTGACCCCTCATCCAAAGTAACAATGTACGGTATAGCTATTCCTGTAGGCTCCCCATTGGGAGACATGTCCTCAAAACCCTCAATATCTAAGTCAACATGCATCTCAAGAATAGTGTAAATCTCATCAGAATAAGTGCGAGACGTGCCCTGTATATTATCAATCTTCTCACGAACCTCGTCCTCTTGGTTGTACGTGCTTAACTCTACCTCTTTATAAAATCCCGCAATCTGCATCTTGCGAATCTCATTCGCATCCATGCGTAAGACATGCGTAACACGAGAAGCTGTCGCCAAATCTGATGCAGCATAAGGCACAACCAAATCTTGCGCAGGAATAAACTTTGATACCGCCCGCTGTTTAGCCTCATCGTAATAAACCTTCTTAAAGGTAGAACCTGACAAGGGTAAATAAAACAACAACTGATCCATGTCTGGATCAAACTCTTCCATGACCTCCATAATCTGGTAATTCATGAACTCTTTAACTCGACTGGCCTGTTCTTCCCTTGCTGCGTCCTGTAAACCCAAGACCTGAGTCTTTACTGGACCTCCTGAAGGCAACAACTCCTTGTATGCCTGCGCTTGGAACTGAGTAACACTCTCCGCAATTAACGGATGAGTAACACCAGAAGCTCCCTGAAACGGTTGAGTACGCTCCTCATACTTAACACCAAGTTGATCCAAGCCTTTAGTGTAAGTCTCTTCCCATTCAGATCTAGACTCCATGTCATCTTCATACGACGCTCTAAGATCAGAAGATATTTCTCGTAAGTAACCCTCATCCAGAAAATCCGCCAGGTTAGCGTTGTGAGGAATCTGCTGCTCTTGTTCAGCCCCCTCCATCGCCTCAACCAAGGCTTGAATAATTGCGCCCCCTTGACCATCCTGTATTACCTCCGCACCACCCTCAAAAGTCTCAGGTTGCGGAACAGATACGTCTACAGATGCTGCTGTCGGCATCATGTCTTGGGGTGAAATCCCAGAATCTACAATAGGTGGCAAAGCCATCAGTAATACTCCCGCTTACGGCGATATTCGTTATCTTCTTCGCCCTCACCATGCAAAGAAATAAATCCTCCTTGGCGAAAACGCATTAGTGCTAACGTCATACTATCACAAAAATCATCATGATCTCCATTAGGAAATGAGACAACCTCTTCTATGACTTCGTCAGCAAATTTCTTGTTCGTTGGTGCCCATACTACACCAGCTTCAAACAATGGCGCAACCATGTGCATTCTCGTTACCTTATCACGTCCTTTGCCCGGCGAGAAGCCCAATGCAGGAATACCGCGAAGCCGCAACTCGTCAATGAGCGGCGTGCCCGTCGCTTTCGCTTCGACCAATACCATGTCTGGCTCCCAGTATTCGTGTTCTTCAAAGGCTTTCTCCTTCAATTCAGGGAAGTTCCACCTCCCACGTTGCGCATCCATCAAAACTATGTTGTCAGGGCCACCCTCTTCTGGCTCAAATACGCCCCAAGTCGTAATCGCACTGTAATCCGCACTCTCTTTCTTGGAAAACGCCGTGTCATAGGACTGAAGTATGTATTTTACCGGGGGAATCTCCTCTTTTTCCCACTCTTGCCACCATTCCCGCTTGATTATAGCAGAATCCGACGATGTTGGGGTCTGTTGCCACTGCGCATTCCACTTTTGTACAGGCAATGAAGCCTTAATACCCAGTAATGCGTCCTTCTCCCAGAACTCAGGCCACAATGGCTTGTCAGAAGGCAAGATTGCAGGAAACTCCACAACCTCCCACTGGTCTGACATAATGTCACTACCCTGTGCAGCAATTAAACGACCTGTTAAATCCTTTTTACCCCATCGAGTCATAACAATTATGATAGCACCACCAGGTTGAAGACGCTGTCGAGGACCAGAAGTGTACCACTCATACGCATTGTCAAACGCACTCTCACTCATCGCGTCCTGCTCTGAGTGTGGATCGTCAATAACAAATAAATCCGCACCACGACCCGTTACCGCAGCTCCAACACCCGCCGCAAAGTACTCACCACCAGCACTGGTCTGCCATTTTCCCGCGCCCTTGTTGTCTTCTTTTAGATTAGTATCAGGAAATATGTCTTTATATTGTGGATCGTCTATAAGATCACGAACCTTGCGACCAAACCGTACTGCCAACTCTGTGTTGTGCGTAGCCTGAATAATCTTGAGCTTGGGGTTGCGCCCCAAAAACCACGCAGGCATTAAAAAACTAGCAAACTCAGACTTAGAGTGACGTGGCGGCATGTTAATAATTAAACGCTTTAACTCGCCCCTGGCTACCTTCTCCAGTTTCTCCGCAATAATCCTGTGATGACGACCCTCAATGAAATTCTCATACACATGGTGAGCAAAGGGCATGAAATAATCTTGCGCCTTGTCTCGTATATCTAGTGTTTTCTTAGCCTCAGTTAAGGCTAAGATTTCCTTTAAAGCTTCCTCTGGTAAGGCTTGTAGGTTCATACTTTCCTGCTAATTGGCGCAACCGTTTCTGTTGATGCAACTGTCTTACGTTTTTGACCGGGGCCAGATCCACTTCTTGCTTCACCAGTATATCTTCTTGTACCCGCCCCAGGACGTTGTCTGGTTCTTTCAACCGTCTTCTGACACGTAGGTCCATCAGCCCCGTCAGTTAAAGTATAACCCTCTGGGCATTCATAAACCGTCTCACCATCTTCATTCGTTGATGTCATAGGCGGCACGAAAGGCAAGTCCACTACTACTTCTGGAGGATCTACTTCAATGTCATCATCTTCTACTTCGACAATGACTTCTTCATCTTCTTCATCCTCACCCACCTCAGTAACTTGATTAAAGGGTAACACAACCGTTGTAGTTTTTTTAGTGTCCTGTTCGCCTGTCTTAACCTGTTCGCCTGTCTTAACCTGTTCACCTGTCTTAACCTGTTCGCCTGTCTTAACCTGTTCGCCTGTCTTAACCTGCTCNCCTGTCTTAACNTGNTCNCCTGTCTTAACCTGTTCGCCTGTCTTAACCTGTTCNCCTGTCTTAACCTGCTCACCACCTAATTTTACCGTCGCAGTTCCGTCNTTATTCTCCGTGACTATCGTTGTTTTACCCTCAAGACTTGATTTAGCGTTTTCTGTCTCCGCATCTGGTAATCCCTCAAACCCTAAATCTATAGTCGCAGACCCATCTTCATTCTCCGTGATTACCGAAGCGTCTTCGCCGCGTACTGAAGTAAACGGCACCGCCGAATCATCAACCAATACCTCCACTTCAGCGTTGTTTGTAGTAATATCCTCGTTTTGATTGACAGAGGCTTTCCCTGACTCAAGCTGACTAGAAGAAGTGATACCCTCGTAATTACTTTTCCAGTTTTTAAGAACTTCTCTGTTGGCTGCATTTTGCTGATCTTGTGTTGAATTTGCGGGTAAGGTAATAGCAGCACTAACATAATTATCTCTAGCCGCCCCAGATCCTTTTCCGTCAATCCTTGAACCAACTTGGATAGTTATAGTTCCGTCTTTGTTGTTGATGACCCTCCCGACAGGCTCACCATATGGCACAACATTTATCGTTCCATACTTTTTACCTTGCAAGTTTGTAAAACTTCCACCAGAAGTGCCTCTTATGTCTAAACTAGCAACATTGTCGTCATTTGGCCTAAGTGAACCACCTAAAGAATCTGAAGCCGATAATCCAATGCGACCTGCTGTATCACCAACCAATACTTGCGTAGGTATAGTAGACAACGATGCTCCAGCATCAGAATCCATCTTCTTCGTAACCGCATCCAACCCTATATTGTCAGCCGCCGATAAATTTAAGTTACCACCTCGTGTCTGCACTTGACTCACCTCATCCGATTTCGGTCCACTCAAAACAGTCTCGATACCTTCCGCAGGACGTTGCGTTAGACTGGCTTCACCTGTTTTTAATACTTCCGCCTGATCAATTTGTGGAGCAGAAGGAGCCGCTGGTGGCACAATCCCTGCATCTATTTTTCTTTTTACCGCCGCATCTAAAGCTTGCTTACCTTGAAAACTCATATCCAAACGGTTGTCTTGACCAGAAGCTAATGCCTCTTCCACAGGCGTAACTGCAAACGGTGCAAACGGAACTTCTTTCGCGCCTTTAGGGACAATTCCCTGCGCAACCTTTATCGCCGCATCTCCATCTAATATTGCTCCCGCACCCAATTCAACCGTAAAACCAGTGTCTTGGTTTACTAAAGTATTTCTGTCCCCGTCATACGACACGTTATTTGCGCCAAACTCATTGTTAAGTAATAAGGCTTCAGAAGCCGTTGCCGCCGCATCAGCATTCGGGTTGTCATACGCAGTAGGAACCGTCGTTACATTCTCACTCGCAAGTGTGCCCGCAGTAGGAGAAATATTCGGGTTCAAAACATTAGATGCTGTTTGAGTCGCGCCAGCACCCGTAGAAACTGTAACACCGCCACCAAAACCAGCGGTGCCCGACTCAAGAATGTTCTTGCGATTTAAAGGCTCACTCAAACCAGTAACCGTATTAAGAATCTGATTGCCTGATAACTCTTCCCCCGGCCCCTCTTGTAAAGCCTCAACTACAGGAACTGCTAACAAACCCGGTAAACCCATACGCAATAACGCCGCTTCAGCCGCAGTACCACCGCCACCAAGTACCGCAGCATCTACCTGTGTCAAACCTCGCGCCTGACGTTGCAATGTATTCAATGCCGCAGCTTCGTCACCACCGTTCTTAGCTAACTCTTCTTGAAACCTGGGACTGTTGTTTAACCTTCCCGTGCTATATAAACCCTCAAGTTCACTATCTAAATCCTGACTTAACTCCCCAACTACAGATTGTTGACCGCCGCCAACCGCCGCCAACATTCCCGCTGGCCCCAGTAAACTTAAACCAAGTAAAGGAGCCGTCGAACTCGCACCCTCAAGAGCCTTCTGTACCGCTACATCCGTATCAAACCCAGTGCTTGTGCCGTCCATACGAACCGCGCTCCCCGGACCCTGACCAAAAAGAACATTCTCAAGTGGAGTCTGTGTAGCCTGTTGACCCGCAAGTAACTTAGGATCAACCTTGCCACCCTCGTAACCAACTACATCCTCAAAACTCTGCAACCCCTTGTATATACTCTCATCGCCCTTATACCCCGGAACATTCTCCGCGAAATAAGGAACCATAGTCTCTTGCGCAAAATCAAAAGGCTTAGATCCAAGTTGATACGCACCCTCAAAATCCGTACTCTTTTTCTTAGATGTAGGAACCCCAACCCCAGGTATTGCAAGCCCTTCGGCTAATAAGTCTGGGTTGTATGAATTAACAAACTGATCAAAACTCTGCCCAAGACCAGAAGTCAAAGCACCCAATCCTTTAGTCAATCCTGTGTAAACATTGGCAGGGTACTTGCCATAATCACCCAAAAACGGCTTGTTGATTTTGTCCTGAAAGGTAAGTGCATCCAAAATACTCTCAGTAATAGTAGGCTTCGTAGGAGTAACACTCGTGTCTATCGCACCAACAGGATTAATACTCACCCCACCTGGCTGATCAGACATGTCCACAAGATTTACACGCGACAACTGAGACTGGTTTACATCCATACCCGCAGCATCCAAACCAACCAAATCTTGAGCAAGAACCGTGTCACCCGGTTGATAAATGTCAGATACCCCCAACTCAGTCGCCATCTGAGAAGTCATCGGATCACCCACCTTGATGCCCATGCCAGTGTATATGTTGTCTCCCGCAGTCGCAGCAGCAGCATCCGCAGCCATACCAACACTGGAATCCATCTCATCAAGACTCGCAATACCCGTAGCCGAAGCATCTCCGCCCATCTTAGCGTCAATCGCAGAATCCGCAGCATTCGTACCCGGAGGCAAAATCGTCCCTGCGTAATCAAAATTCGGCGTTCCGTCAGTATTCCGTAACGCAGCCGAAGCAGTCTCGTTAGCAGACAAATTAGTCAAAGCAGCCGTAACCGCATCCCGCGTGTCCAAATTACCCATGCCGTCATACTGCGCAACCTGATCCACAACAGATAACGGACCAGCAATCGCAGAAGTCTTATCTTGACTCTTCAATACCGCAGCCAAAGTAGCCGCACTCGGAGTGTAATTCTCGTCACTGTCAGGAACCGCGTTGTACGCATCCACCAATGCCTGCTCCTCAGCCGTCAATACAGAAACTGGACGAGCAACAGGACGTAAAGATTCAGTAATCCCGCCTCCCGTAGATGTGTCCTCAACTAAAACAGGAGCAACATAATTAATCTGATCCGCATACGAATCACTGCCACCCATGTCCCCCGTCGTAATTAAATCAATTATACTCCCGTCAGTCGCAGATGCCCTAGAAAACCCAAACTCACTGCCCTCGTCAATGGATATCGCAGCAACAGCCTCCTTAACATCCTTGTTAGACGTGCCACCCATTATAACATCAGTGCCTAATCCGTTGTCCGCGCCCACACCAGTATACGTCCGCGTTAAATATCCGCCATCATTCTCCACAAACTCAAAACCATCGCCAGCATACTGACCAGTACTTGATACCTGACCAATCGTCTTCTTGTCGTCACTACCACCGCCACCAGTAGACACAGTACTCGGTGAAGAAGCCGTGTAAGAACCACTCCGATCCTTAACTAACTCATTTAACTCCGCACCATCCGTGCCATATGGATCGTCACTATTAGCATATATCTCGTTAATACGATCCTGTTTGGTCTTGCTCTTGCTAGAACTAGAACTAGAACTAGATCCGCCGCCAAAAAAATCACTAAGCCAACTCATTAACTCTTCCTCCGATACAAACTCTCAATTCCACCCGGAGTGGAATACCTCTTAATATTACCTAACCCAGGTATCCCAACACCACTCAATGGACTCATCCTGCCACTGGTCCTGTACCTGCCAGTCGGTGCCTTCGGTGCCGCACCACGTAACTTAGATCCACCAAACAAACTAGCTAACCCCTTATTAAACGCAGNCGCATTCCTAACCATAGTCTTGGAATCTAACGAAGCAGGAGCCGGGGAACCAGACTTCAACTGCTTGCCCCCCAATAACTCAGTCGCATACTTCTTAGCATCACCAGATACAGTGCCCTTGTCAACATTCCCACCACCACCGTTATACGCCATCAATGCCTTGGATACATCACCATCATAATGCTTAATCAATCCACCAAGATACTCCGCACCAAAACGTAAGTTATCTTCAGGATCTAAACGATCCTCTATCGGCCTAACACCAT